GGTTGGCATAACCTTGGGCTTCCTCTTCTGTTGCTCCAGCAGCAATCGCATCTTGAAAAGTTTTTTGGCCGATAGCTTGAGCGTCAACGTATGTTCCACTCATGTCGTAGCCAGCCTGGGCCGGCATTCCTCCGCCGGCCACACCACCTAGTGTTGACGCAGCTTTGCCCAGCATAGTTGTTGGTGCGCCAGGTAAACTTCCTGGACGGAACACGGTAGAGCCAGCTCCAGCTACAGTTCCAGGCGCTGCAGCAGCACCAGAATATGTTGCTGTCTTGAGTAGTCCTGGTATACCTTTGTTCATGCCTACGCCACCAAACAAAGTGTCCATTGGAGCTGAGGCCAAGTTGCCTAGGCCGCCGCTAATCGCGCTGCCAGTTTGGCTGGTTAAAGAACCTAGACCTTTAAAGAAGCCTCCGCCTGCCGTACTTCCGGCTTTGGTGATAGCGCCTACATTATCGCTAAAGCTGCCACCGGTAGCTCCAGGTCCTGCAACAGTCAAAAGAGCTAAAGGACTAATGTTACCTTTCGCTACATCGTAGACAGTGTATGCCTTGTTGACCAGTGCAGCGATAGGCTGCCAGGGACCAGGAATAAACTGGGCTACTTTAGCCAGGGGCTTAATGACTTTCTTAACTACCTTCTTAACACCCTTAGCCAGCTTCTTGAAGAAACCAAATTCTTCTAGGCCAGTCATAGGGTTTAATGAGGCAATGCCCAAACCAACAACCGCCTGGTGGGGGTCGATGTCGAGCTCTTCAAATCGTTGTTGTACTGCACGCTCAAAGTCTTCATCTTCAAACGCTTCAGGAGGAAGGACTACTTCGCCAGGTCTAAGGTGGGCAAGAGCTGTGTCATCACCTCGACCTTCGTTAGCCAGGGCAATAGCTTGCTCAGCCATAGGCGCATTAGAACCAACTATAGCTGCTTCAGCTAAGTGTTCGTATTGTTGGCGCTCAGTGGGGTCGTCAGTCATCTGCGCCTGCATCATCAATTCTTCGATGGCAGCAGCGATGTCTGCTTTAGGATCTTGTGTTATTGCGGATTCAACAGAAGCTTCTTGAGCTTGAGCCATCAATGCCATTTGAGCGGGAGACATATCAACTTCGCCCCCGTCTGCAAACATTGCAGGAGTTCCAGGATTCATCATCTCTGATTGAACGCTGTTAAAAAGCTGGTCTTCTAATTTCATATTCATGGCGTGTTTACCGTTACAGTTCCCAAGCCGGATGTGATTACCTGACCAGCTGGATAGGTCTGGTGGGAATACAAGTCTCGCAGCGCATTTCCATCAAAAGCCTGGTGTATTTGGTTAGTTGAGTTAAAGATTATAGCACCCGTTGCAAACTGAAGTGTACTAATTTGTGCGGCGTTAAAATGCGGCGATATTGTAATATCAATGGCGCCGAGGTTTAGCTCAAGCACTCGGACTAATCGGTTAAATGTATCTATGTCTACATCGTCGCCAAAACCGCCAGAAGCTAATGGCAGCCTAGTCTCCAGCAGCTTGCTCATGCCCTTCTACCACTTGGTTGAATTGCAATCCTGGTAGAGCCCAGCCTCCACTTATATCCTAGCTGGTCGCTAATGTTTCCATCGTCGTCTGACTCAAACCGGAATACAAGCTGCCTGGCTCTGCTCCTTACGCCGCTTAATGTAGAGGTTTCAGTCACCTTAGTCGTGGAGTCAGTTGTCAATGATTGCCCTGGGAAATCTCGTCTCTTCAGGACAATGTTCATTGCAGGACTGTTGCTCTGGGTGCCATCTTTTATAAAGGCAACATCTGGAATGATCTGCTTAACAAAGGAGAAGCTATCTCCATCGCCAATAGCCATATCACCTGACTCAATGAATACATTGGTCATGGCAGCCTTGTTATCGTTAAATCCAGTCTCGTGATTGTAGATAAGGCTCTGCCCAGACTCTTGCGCTGCAGATATAGGGAGATCCTCAATACCGGCATCCAGCCAGGCGTATCTAACCAATGAGCCAATAGACCAGGTATTCTCTTCGTAGTTGTAGATGACATACCGGCTAATCTCGCCAGTGCCGTCTTCCTTAGAGGGATAGTAGAACCACATCTCACCAAACTCTGAGTTAAGACCCATGTGGCACTTGAATGCCTGGCTTAAATCAAGGTCCTCAAATACATACTCCTGCACGCTGCACGGTAGTTTCTTTACCGCACCTGTGTAGAGATAGAAACCTGTCTTGGACGCAAAATACACACCGTTGGACGCATTTACTGCAGCCTTGGGTCCAATAAGACCAGCGCCTTCATTGACCAGGTTGACAGCAAACGTCAGCGGCGGTCCAATAAAGTTCATGCTGTATAGGCTGGTATCGGTCCATATTAGAATTTCTTGCCTAGACTTTAGGCCGCCCACAATAAAGGAACCGGAGCTTAATCGTACATCACCTGCTGAGTTAGTGGCTAGAGCCTCAAACTCCAATTCAAATTCTGCATCACTAAAGGATACAAGCATGGGATCAATAATGCCGGTACGCACACCACTTGCATCCAGTCCGTCAGAGCCTAATACGACAAGGTGCCTGTCAGTCTCTGAGGTAATAACCTGGAGGGCAACCGTCGGGACCTGGTTAGCACCGGAGAGGGTAGATAGCTCTTTAGCCACTACCGATACACCATCGTTTTCTTTCCAGCGGTAAATGCCTGCACCGCGAGGGTTGATGATTAAGTTCTCACCAAAGTTGTCATGGGTCCAAAGACGCAGCTGATTAACTGCTGAAATTGCACTGGCCGATCCAAACGTACCTGCACCCCAGGTATTTACACCCCAACCGGTACTAGTTACATAAGTATCTAGGCCCACATTTATCTGGTATGTGCCTACAGTGCTCCCGCCGCTATTGCCGGAATCGCTGCTGTTAGCAGTAACAGTATTGCCGCTAGTGTCTTTTGCTGTGATCGTATAAGTGTTTGTGCCTGTAACTAAAAGGATCTGATACTCTTGATTCAATACTGCAGCCGTTACAAGGCCGCCAAGAGTTGCTGCTCCGCTAAAGGTAACAAAGTCATTAGTCACCGCACCATGTGCAGTGTCTGTAATAGTAAGGGTGGAAGAGCCATTAGCCGCAGAAAAGGTTACATCGCCAGCACTGGTTACAAGTCTTACGGGGGTTACGTCATTGTAAGCGTCACCCTCTTCAACGTAATACTTGAAGGTAGTTCCTATACCTAAGAACCTGGTGCCACCCAGAGAGATCCAGCTGTGCATGGCACGGCCAAGACCTAAGTAGTATTGAGTGCCCAGTTGAAGCCAGCCACCTATCTTCTCAGCGCGGGCCTTTCTAAAACGCACAAGATTGCCGTCAACCCAGCCGCCCTGGGCGCTGTAATCGGTGGCTTCTTTGTTAATGCCAGGCTGAAATTCTATCTTTGATAGCGGCATCAGCTATCACGCTAATCTTATAATCGCGCCCGAAGCTGTTGGCGTTGGAAATACAATAGTGAAGTCGCCAGCAGTTGAAGTCTTGTCTCCGCCAAAGTCAATCGCACAAACAGATTTATCTGAATTCGTGTCGTTATAAATTAAGCAACCGCGAGCGGTTATTGTAACATTAGAGAAGGTCAAGTCATTGAAGTCACACACGGCAGTGGTGCTGGCTAGAACAGGTGTTACATTTGTTAGCGCAGATCCTGTTGCTGAGTAGTTAGTTCCACTTGTTTCATTAGAGCTTGTGTACGCCGTTGTGCCTGCGCCTAAGCTTGCAGAGGAAGTGTATAGCGCCAGCTTGAAGCTGTTAGCACCATTTGTAAAGTTGTGCGTTCCAACCAAGAGCTCTTGCTTGAAAGAATTACATATTGCTGAAGTTATAGCCATTGTCACAGCTCCTTAATAAATTTGGCAACGTCACTATGCCCAATTTCTTTTAGTTTATGGGACACTGTAACACGGTCAGAAGCAATTGCGCTTCTCATACCTGCCAATATTACATTATAAACCGCCGCTCTGAAAGCCAACGCTTGTTCTTTAATATGCGGGGCTGCTTGTTCTGATATCCCACAAATTTTATTTGTAGCTTGTTCAGCCCAAAACTCTGGATCATGGCCACCGCTATTTGTGGTTGAAACCATTACCTGCCCCAAGCCAAAGTCAATATTGTCTTTCATCATATCTAAGTAACACCCGTTCGTAGTAAGTCATACCTGTACTCATCCCTGGTCTCTCGGCCTTCGCTCAAGTTCTTCATGCGAGTGAGGGCTTCTTTAAACCTAGTTTCAAAGGTGGCAACCACATCTGGAGCTTCTTTAAGAAACACCGCAGCCTCAACTAATGTGCCGTACAACAAAGCATCGCTATACTTCGTAGACAGTATAGTAGTGCCTGAATCAGCACCCGCGGTCAATGAGGCGGGCTTATACAAGTAATGCAGCTCTACAGTGTAAGCTTCGTCAGGCACCGGAGATATCTCAAATGCGCTATTGTCAAACAAGCTGTAATACCTGGGCTTTCCAGTAACAGTAGAGTCAGGGCTAAATTCTTTTATAAATGACGGGTGCTTAAACAACAGATAAGAATATATGTTTGATTTAATAACCGCCACAGAAAAGGGTGCATGAAAATCTGAGGGCGTAGATAAGAACCGGTTGCCCTGGGTTGTGACTCCCTGGACGTTCCTGCGCTGTTCTGGCAGCTGAACCATAGAGAATATACGATCCTCTGATTCCCTAATGAATTCGTCTAGGCTGCTGTTAAACGTGGTCTCATTTACCTGCAAATACTCTTGCACCGTAGATTTTAAAGTCGCTAATGTAAAGCTCATGTTGTAGTTACCTCCACAGATCCTACACTAGCACCTATTGCAAATGTTTGCAAAGTTGTGCCTAAAATACCATCACCAACGCTTGCGTACATGGTGAATACGGTGTTGTCATTTCCATCTGAAGATGGGTCCGGTCTTGGGTCCTTCAATGCCTGCGGATCTATAGGCGTAGGCTTTGGCATAAGCTGCGGTTCTTTAGGGGACCATTGATCCGGTCCCACTAAAAGACCGTCCCAGGTCTTCTTCATATCTTTTAGACGATAACGGAACCCTGTGATATCACAGATTCCGTATGCTCTTTTATTAGATGCAAAAGCCATTAGGCAATGTTATATCCGCGTAAATCGGGTGCAATTCTAAACGACGCCCGCTCTTCATCTTGCGACAATGCTCTTTGAAATTCTTCTTCATACATCTGCTTTAGCATGCCAACTTTCTCCGGTGCCTTCTTGAGCGCCAGGTAATAAGCTAGTCCTGCTGCTAGGCAGGGATAGAAACGAAAAGGCAGGTCCATAGTGTTAGCACCAGCGCCAGCATCGTCCATCCTGGTAAGAGCATTACAGTACAACGTATAGGTGCTGTTCTTGTCAGGTGAAGGCCAAACGGTAATAGTAGGACTAAGGGCTTTATTAATATAAAACTGGTTAGGCTTACCGGTAGTTGTCTTGGTAGCCAGGTGTGAATACTCAGCCCTGGACATCCTGCTTAACGGAACGTCAGTTGCTCTACCGCCAATAGTCTCTCTCACAAAAACATCTAAGACATCAATAGTCGCTGTAGGATTTACGGCGTCTACATTGTACTCAACGCTCCCCAGAACCATAGGGATTGCCTTCTGGGCAACCGTCCACTGATTTAACCCTCTGTTGGCCCATTCTGCCAACATCAGGTTTAGAGAGCGATTAGCGGACTTGAGATCATAACCAGTACGCAGCTCAAGGCCGCATCGCTCGAATGCTTCCTCAACGTATTCAGCTACATCTAGCTCAAATGTCTTAGTTCCGCTAACAGCCATTAGCGTTTCTTCTTATTACGAATGTTCACCATGCCGCCGCCTTTCATACCGCCAGGAGGTTTCATTGGAGCCGCTCTACCCATGTCCTTGCTTGCGTTTCGGTATTGATAGTTTGTAGTATCTCTACCAAAGTTTGGTCGGTTAGTCTCTTCATTAGCTAGGTTCTGACGCCCACCCATAGGCTGCATAGCACCGCCATTCATCTTACCTTGAACACGGCCAAACAAACCGCAGTTATTGCTCTTAGGTCCGCCTCTGCTTTTAGCTGCAGAACCACCGTCTTTGTAACCAGGCATACTTTTCTTATTCATTATCTTCTTCCTCTTTTAGCTTTTCGTCTATCGGTTATTTTTCCGCGAGGCACAGCCTTTTTCTTTGGCTTCACGGGGTCTACTATTACTTTAGGCTTAGGTCCAGCTATAACTTTAGGCGCGGATTTAGGCATGGTTTTAGGCTTAGGCGCTGCAGAACCCTGTTTACTCAGCGTGCGCCCAAATTCCTGCTGAAATTCTTCAGGACTGTACCGAGTGATAGCCGTGTCACCTGTCAAACCAAAGGCCGAAGAATCTCGAACATACTCGTTTGTTGCAGGATCATAACTATAACTAGGCATTACCGCCTGGCCGTCTGATCCTACCTGGGCGTTCTTCGTAGCCATCTGGTTCATAAAGTCAACATTAGACTGGAAATCACCGGATGGGGCAGGTGCAGGTGCTGGCATTACTCTTGGGTTATCTACCCTAGGGGCTGGTCCTGGACGAGGCACTGGTCCGCCACCTAAACCAGGATCACTAAATAGCGAGCTAGGGTCTATCTGCGGCTTAGGTGTACCGCCTTGCAAAGCGTCAATACGAGCTCTAATAGCATCTTTGTCCATTCCGCCAAGGTTACGACCAACAACGCCTTCTCTGCTTTTTTGCACAGTCCTATCAGTAGGCGCCACAAAACCAGGGGCGGTAGCTCCTCCTTCGTTTCCTATGCCTGCGCCATCGCCTAAACTAAGACCTTCAATCTGCGCTCTAAGAGCTGCAGGATCAAAGCCGCCAAAGCGTCCACTAAAGTCACCTAGCTGTCCTTGCATGGCATCAATACGAGATTGCAAGTCTGGGTCCACTGCTGGTGTGTCTGCAATAGTTGCAGCATTAGCAGCAGACGCAGCCTGTGCTGCAGCAATGTTAGCCTGTATTGCTGCGGGATCAAAGTTACCAAAGCGTCCATTAAAGTCGCCAAACTGGCCTTCCATTGCAGCAAGACGCGCCTGTAGGTCAGCCTGTCTCTGATTCTCAGCTTCTTTAGCAATCCGCAAAGATTCTGCTTCTGCATCAGCCTGTGTTGCAGCAGCAGCATCGGCAGCTTCTTTTTGTGCAGCGGCAGCCGCGGCAGTTTCCGCAGCTTGAGCAGCGGCTGCTTCTGCAGCAACCCTGTCAGTCTCTGCTTGAGCAGCAATAGCTTTCTCTGCAGCAATTCTTTCTTGTTCAGCTTTAGCTGCTGCAGCTTCTTCTGCAGTGGTAGCATCAAGTGCAGCCTGGGCTGCTGCAGCTTCGTCTGCTGCAAGCTTATCCTGTTGTGCCTTGGCAGCAGCGGCTGCTGCGGCGTTTGCCTCATCTCTAACAGGCTGCTGTCTTCTCATTGCAGCAAAAGGATCATCCTTTGCTCGAAACGCAAACATTGGATCGTCAGTCCTAGGACCACGATCAAAAACCGGGCGATTCATTAGATAGTCGGCTTGCGCTGCATACGGGCTTGGGGCGTTACGGTATTGATCTTGATAAGCATTAGCCAGTAGACGGTTATAGTCATTCTTATTAGGCGTGTCAAAAAGAGACCCAGCACCTGGTGGGCGCGGTGGCATTCTTTGGTCCGGCTGCCCAGGCATTATTCCTGGCCGAGCAACGATACTGCCAAGTGGCGGACTTACCGGCTCACCCACATCCATACGAGGAGGTTGTGGTAATCCTGGTGGCTTGACTGGCTGAAGTCTGTCAAAAAGACCCCCACCTGGCAGAGGCTGGGGCTGAGGAAATCTCTGCTCTGGGTAGCCCATGACAGGACCGCCTGGCATAGGAGCTGGACCGCCAGTAGCCTCATCACGATCATCGATGCCATTGCCGTTACGATCTCGAAACTCCATAGTCCGCATTTGCGGCATTTCCATGTTGGTTCCTTTTAGGGCCCTCTCTAGCTGACGCCGATCACTTGCTTGTTTCAAAATAATTGAACCCATATCACCAGGCATTTGACTCATAATTTATCACCAGTTTTTGCAGGACCAGTACGATGGTGCGAAAACATCTTTCTTCTTCTGCACCGCATCGCAGTTGTGCCTAGCACGAAAAGACTTCTTCCGTGCAGGCTGGTCAGATTTAATACTCATTTTAGAATCGCCATAGCGAACCAGCTTTACCTGGTCGCCTTTCTTAGCAAGAACCTTAAACTTCTTCTTGGCTCCTGGCGTCCTTACCTGTTTGTTATAGCCAGGGAACGACTCACCACTATAGGTAAGTCTCCCAGACTTCGTTCTCTTAACGTCGTCGGTTGTAGCCATTACGCATGGAAGGTTGTCATGGACGCAAAAGTAGCACCTGTGTAGGTGATAAAGATTCCGCCGGTAAACAATACTCCCTCATCAGGCATAGTAATATCTCTAGTAGCTGTGGCACTAGCAACAGTCCCAAATTCCACTAGAATCTCACCTGTTATTGAAGCGTCTCTAAACTTAATGGTTCCAGCTGTTGCTGAACTAACAATGTAAGAACCTTTTAACCGAGCTCTTCCACCAAATATAATGTCCGCACAAGAAGCCGAAACTCCTGCTGTAACATTACCGGCTGGATTACCAACAGCGGTTATAGAAGCGATACTTTTGAAAAAGTTTGCACTGGTCGCCGTTGCGTCATCTGCACCTGTAAGACTTTCTGTCAAGGCAGCACCCGTAATATCAGTGCCGACAATAGTGAAAGATTTACCTGAGTCGTCTCCAGCGGAAAGTATAGTTACAAGCTGCCCTGCATTTAATGCCACTGCACCGCCAGAAGCCAACGCGCCGCCGATTACAAGTGCTGCGTTATTTCCGACTCCTGCTGTGGCAGATATTCCATTTGGATCGGCTGCAACCCCAGCTGTCTTAAAGACTGATTTAACGTCTGACTTAAAAGCCATAAATTTCTCCTAAAGAGTTGGAGGACCGCTAGGCCCTCCGCCTCATTCTATTTAAGCTGATTACCCTACTGTGGAGATAGGCGTGCCTACAGAGCTTGCCATCCATACTTGCTTACCACCAGTTACCGCAGTGATACAAGTAATACGGCACCTAGACCCTATTCCTGAACCAGCTACAAAGGTAAAAGTATCACCTGAGTTTGTAATAACGGGGTTAGCCGCAGTACCTGCTGCTAGTTGCGTTTGAGCCAAGAAAGTACTACCTGTTGCAGCAGGAATAGCAATAGTCGTTGTTTTACCAGAACCTACAGCGGTAGTTACTAAGAAGTCAAAATACGCGCCTTCTGTTGAAGTAGCGGCGGCGGGTAAAGTAATAACATTATCTAGGGTTCCGTGAATCAGAACAATAGCACCGGAATCAGCGATAGCTAAAGTATCTGAGACTGCTGCTGTGGCTTCCCAAGTTTTGACTACAGAGCGTTTAGCTTTAAGAGTACCGCCAATAGAAGCGTTGTTGCCATAAGTAGAGTTAGTAGTTTCAACGCCAGTGTTGGCAGCTACTGTGATATCTGAAAAACCATTCTGCGAGCGCACTGGCCCGCTAAAAGTTGTATTGCTCATTTTATTTCTCCTTACGAGAGATTGTATTCACACCGTCTCCGTAAGCGTCAGCCGTGTCTGTCGGTGTGAAATAAGTTTTCACGGTGATATCAGTTTAAAGGAATGACAGAAAAAAGCAATAACCGCCTACAGCTGTGTTATGTGAACCTGTAGTAGCTCTGCCTACTCCTGCATTATGTGAACCTGTGGTGGCTCCGCCTACTCCTGCATTATGTGAACCTGTGGTAGCTCCGCCTACTCCTGCATTATGTGAACCTGTGGTAGCTCCGCCTACTCCTGCATTATGTGAACCTGTAG